TTGTGCGGCTTGGTATGTTTAGGCAAAAAAAAACCGCGCAAAATACGCGGCTTTTTTTCTTGTTGTTTAGTTATTCGGATGCGCTAAAGTACAAAATTAACGCCAAAATAAACCATATTAACCATTCAAACATATTTGAATAATCCATATTAAAACGCATATAGTTAAATATATATGCGCTATTTTTTCTATTGTTTTAAGCATAATTAAAACCTTCCTTTAATAGTTTTTTAATTAATGGTTCGTTTGTTGTTTTTATTGTAAACGTGTGGTAATCATCGCCAAAATTGTAGTAATCAATATCTAGTTTTTTATATTTATCAATCATTTTAATTAATTGCTTACATTGCTTTTTTAAATTTGTTAATGAATCGCATTCCATAAACTCAAATTTAAAGCGCACTATTTTTTCTAATTCCATAATTTAACCTTTTTTAATTTCCATAGATACCGCCGCAAAAACGGCGGTATTTCGCGCGGTAATTAATCGCGCTCATCAGTATGGATTTTTTTATTTAATTGATTTTTTAAACGTTTATTTTCTTTTTTAAGCTTGTTTAATTCTTGCTTAAACTCTTGTTTATATTCATCTATTACCGCGTGCAAACGCCGTATTTCTTGCCGCGCTAATTCGTGCGCATGTTCATAATTATACATATTATTATTTATCCTTTATTATTTAATTAAGCACAAAGCCGCTTTGATCTTTTTTAGCTTTGCCTTTTGCGATTAATCCAACAATTATGTTTTTTGGGTCCAGGAATCGCAAGTCATGTTTATCGCCGTTAATTACTTTTTTATTTAAGTACGTTTTCGGTAATTCATTTCTAAAAACGGCGGAAACATTTAAACCATTTACCAGCGCGTTTAATGTTTGTTTTTGATTGGATTCAGCGCGGCTAAATGTCAAATGATAATTATCAGGTATATTTTTTCTATTATACAATTTTGTATAATCATAAAATTGTATGTTATTAAATTTCTGTATTATTCCGAAATTCTCCCATCTTAAGTCTGATGTACCATTTAAACGTATTACAGGTATTAAATCGCGTTTAATACTCCATCTTATAGCGGCTTTAATTTCTTTTTCTAGTTGTTCCAGGAACGCGCCGCGATCATTAAAAAAGAATTGAGTTCGTTTTAATCTCGCTGCGTGTATTGGATTTATTAGGCCGTTTTTTTCGGTCCAATTTGCGCGGCCTGCTTCATCTAAACATGAATCAATACAGCCTGTAGTTGCTGCTGTACAGACATTCCAACCGCTTTTTTTATATGGTGATAAGTACATTATAAAATTTGCATATCCGAAATTCATGCTTTTATTAGTTTTTGCGCTTCCATGCGGCGCGGTCAATAATTTAGTATTACTCATTTAATTACTCTCTCTTTATTTGTTTTAATTACTCTCTTGCGGCTCTCAATCCGCGTTAAAATATAGCTATATATATATATCGTGTCAACACTTGTTTAAATAAAAATATTGAGTCAAAGCAAAAACAAAAAGGAAAGCGGCGCATAATGTCAAAAGGTCATAATATTATTTTTTAGTTATTACGCAAAATATTATGTGTTAATATTGTTGAAGTTACGGCAATCTTGATATGCGCATAATAAACATTATGTATAATAGACTTTGGATGGACCAAGGCAAACCTTGATTTTTGCCACTTACCGCGTCTTAAAATTTTCCTCTTCGTTTTTGTCAACACCTGTTTGTAAATTACGATATGGAAGAAGTCTGGAGTAACCTAACAGATGAGAACACTGACAAGTGGCTTCATGCTATCGACCGCGCAGATCGCTACCACACAATGATTCTAGTTTTCCGAAGTGGTTTGATCGAACCATCCCTGCGCTACCTACAACTCGCAGCGCACCAATTCTATGATCGCATGTCTCCACAGGAGTTACGAGTGTTTAAAGAACGTATTCGTGGACATGCATTTGTAGATATTGCAAAGGAAATGGAAATAACCGAGTCCTCAGTCAAAGAATACTGGCGCAGGACATTAATGAAAATAAAAACTGTCATCGAAAGCTCTAATAAGGAAGATGGATAAAAAAACAAAGACAATAGATCCTGAAAAGGTAAAAATGCTTGCTAGTTTTGGCTGCAACTACATCGAAATCGGCAAATACTTTGAAGTGTCTGAAGGTACAATACGCAAACACTTCAAAGCAAAGGTAGAAGCTGGTAAAGAAGAGATGAAATTCAAACTGCGCAGATCCATGTGGGTTAGCGCAATGGAAAACAACTCAATTGCTATGCAAATCTTCATGGCCAAGAATTATCTTGGTATGACAGATAAAACCGCCGTAGATATGACAGGTAATTTAGAAACAGTGCTAAAAGAGTGCGGTTTCGAGGATAATCCGATTGATAAAGTCAATACTGAACAAGCAAAAGCTATGGAGGATTTTGGGATACCAACCGACTCCACAGCAGTTGGCCGTTCATAACAGTAAAGCTAGGTATCGCGTTCTTCTTATGGGAAGACGCAGTGGAAAATCCTACATGGCAGCGCATGAGATCATGCCTTGGCTGCTTACACCCAACACACGTGGTTGGATTGTAGGACCAAACTACTCACTGGCAAATAAGATTGCACGTGAGGTAAAACGCATTGTTATTACTGAATTGAAACTGCCACTAGAAAGCAAGAAAGAGATTTCTGGCGATTTATACTATATGAAGCTCGCAGGCTTAAATAGTGAAATAGTTGTAAAATCGGCTGACGCAGTCGATTCTCTTATTGGAGATGGAATAGATTATTTAATAATAGATGAAGCAGCACTTATCCCACGCAATACATACGAGATGTATCTAAGACCTACACTGGCAGATCGCCAAGGTTGGTGTTTATTTATTAGTACACCGCGCGGATTCAACTACCTGCACAAGCTCTACAAAGATTTTGGCAAGAATCCTGAGTTTCCTGACTGGGAATCGTGGAGATTTCCATCTACACTATCCCCATATTTCAAAGATGATGTAGAAGAACTCAAACGCACACTCACAAAAGAAACCTATCGTCAAGAGTTTCTTTGCGAGTTTCAATCCTACCAGGGTAAGGTATATCCACTAGATAGAGAAAAGCAGATACGTGAGGATGTAGCATATGATCCATCGAAGCCTGTATATATGGGTTTAGATTTTGGGTTTAGACATGCGGCAGCGATTATCGTCCAGTTGCACAAACGTGAGAAAAACTTCGCTGAAATACACCAAATTGACGAAGTCAACCTGCAAAACACGCGTACAGAGGAGTTTGCACGTAAAATTAACTCACTTGGCTACGAATTTACTGGTATATGGGGCGATCCAGCAGGATCTGGCACAAATTTGCAGTCAGGAATCAGCGATATAGCCGTTTTTAAGCAACATGGCCTAAATGTCAAGATCAAACGTGATGCAGTAACCAGAAATGTAGTATCTGGAGTATCGCATGTACGCAGGTGGTTTGAGGATGCAAATGGCGATCCTCACTTCTTTATCCATCCCAAGTGTAAGGCAAGTATTGAAGCCTACGAAAATTATCATTATCCAGAGCATCGTGAAGATCAAACACTGCGCCACGAACCTAAAAAAGATGGTAAGTTTGACCATCACTGCGATGCTTTGCGTTTTTTGCTGACTAATTTGTTTCCAATGAAAAACCGACACGCTGGTGTCATCGATTTCTTTTAAAGGTAGAATATGCTAATTATCCAAGATCAATCAGAAGGCGCACTAGTAGGCGCACTAAAAGAACAATTAAAATATATCGAGGATGAGCGCACTCGTGAGCGTGATTACTTGATGGACTTCTACGAAGGCATCAACCTAGAAAACTACGTAAGTGACTATTTTGGTCCAGAAACCCTGCGCCAAACAGTCATTCCAGAGAATAATTTAACACGCCGAGTTTGCAGCCTGCGCAGTATGACCTATAAACGTCCACCGCGCATGAGAGCAAGTGAATTGTATATGAATTCAATTGATAAGCATGGACTCAACGCGCAGCGCAGAATCTTGGAGCGTTTGACATTTCTTTTGGGTACTATGGCATTTAGAAGCAAGTGGAACGAAGTAGATCAAAAGATAGAATACGAGATCTTATCACATTTTACACCGCTTTTCTTAGCTGGTGATAGCAGAGAGAAGCCTATTGGCGTTATGTACCCAATCGAGAACCAAGGCAACGCCAGATCCTCGGATGTGGTCAACGCAGTATGGACCGAAGAAAGATATGGTGTACCAGGAAGGCATTTCTTAGTCGATGAAGAAGGTAAAGTGATGAGTGTCAATGAAAACGATATAAATCCATATGGAGTCCTTCCAGTAACGTTTTGCCATCGCTATCCACCGATCAGAGATTACCACGTAGGCAACGCACTAGATGTAGTCAAAACAGATTTAGCAGTCAATGTGGCACTTCTAGAATTAAATCTTGCAATCCGCTATGGATGTTTAGGTATTAAATTCATCACTGGTGTAGATGATCCAAGTCGTATTACGATTGGCACTGATAAAATTTTGTATCTTCCAGAGCAAAGTAATTTTGGTGTTACATCTAGTGGTGGTAACCTTAATCAAATTATAGATTCCACAAGATTTCTAGTGGAAACCACATTAAATAACAATCACATTCGCGCAAAATACGCCAGAGATGACTCAGGCAACGCACCATCGGCAGCAAGTTTAACGATAGTGGAAGCTGAAAATGTTGATGAACGATCCGCAATGACTGAGGATACATGGAGACCTTGGGAGCAGCGCAGATATAAGGTAGACAAAAAGATTATAGAAGTAGAAGCAAATATCAACGTAGGTGACGAGTATAGCGTTGATTTTCTTGAACCTAATTACGCACTCACGCCAGAAGCAGAGATTATGCTTTGGAGTTGGAGGTTTGATCGTAATTTATCTACACCAATGGACTGGTTTGATTATCATAATCCAGATGCAAGTCAAGAAGATAAAGCTAGGTTTCAAGAACAACAAGAACAAACACAAGAACCTGCACCACAAAATAGACTACTCAATATCTTAAATGCCAACAATAAACCAAACAATTAACTCGTATGAGAGCAGTATCGATGATAGCATCACTGGATTTGCAGAAGATGTGGAAAGCCTTGAAGAAGAAGGTATCTCTACAGCAGAAATCTTGGGTATTGTCGCTGCGATTGATTTTACGTCCTATTTTATTGAAGAGTTACGTTTTTCTACCGCAATCAACTCCTTCATGGCTACAACAGAAGATATTCTTACTGATTTGCCGTTTTTTGGGAATCCAAGCGAAACACAACTCTTGGCTATCCAAAATTTATCAAGGCAAGGCATAGAAGGAGTTAGTAGGCAGGTGTTTAACTCCATGCAGAGCGCAATGGTTTCAGGAATTTCTAGTGGATTAAAAGGTGAGCAATTAAAGGATTTAATGCGTACTTCTATTAAGACAAATGTACCTCGGTCTGAGAACATAATTGGCACGCTAATAGGCGATTACAGGCGTTCTGTGATAGCTACAATGGCTATAGGTTTGCCAGAAGAGACTGAATACGAGTATATTGGCCCAGATGATGAGAAAACTAGAACTGTATGTAGAAGTTTTTTAGCAAGTGGACCATTAACGAAGTCTGAGATACGACAAGTCAAGCCAGATGCATATGAGCATGGTGGTGGAGTCAATTGCAGACATTACTGGAGTCCTGTAGATGTTTAAACTGCAAGACATACTAAAGTTTAGTGAATCTGATGTGAAAAGAATGGCGCAAAATACTGTTAGAAGGCATAAGAAACAGATTCAAGAAGGAAAAGATTTTAAAGGTAAATCATTTGGTAGTTATGCACCATATTCAGATAGTTATGCAGCTAGAAAAAAAGTTAACAAGAGTGATGTAAACTTAAAATTATCTGGTAAAATGCTAAATGCATTTAATGTCCAGCGTACCAAAGTTAAAAAGAATCAAGAAATACAATATTTATACGGCATTAAGAAAAATAAACAAGGAACGAAGTTATTTAATCATAATGAAGGTACAGAAAAAATGCCAAAACGTTCCATAGCTGAAAATCAACATTTAGGTGAAGATGTTGAAGTAGGTGTTGTAAAAGACTTCGCTAATACCATAGCAAAGAACCTATCACGAGTGGGCAAGACACACGTAAAGTTAAACATATAGGAGGGCAGCATGTCCGAAGAACAAGTAGCACAGCCAGTGCCTGAACCTACAGTTGAATCTGTAGAGCCAGAACAAAAAGAAGAACAGAGCCAACCACAACTCGAAGTTGGAAATCTGATAGCGGAAAGCAAAAAGTATCGTGGTCGCGCACAAGTTGCCGAGCAAGAACTTGCAGCATTACGCAAAGAAGTCGAGGATTCTAGAGTATCTCAAATGGAAGAGCAAGAGCAATGGAAAATTCTTGCCGAGGAGCGCGCACAAAAGTTAGCGCAACTTGAACCCATTGTTGAAGCTGCAAAGAAGCAAGAAGCAATGCTTCGTGCTGAATTGTTATTGGAGATACCAGAAGAAGAGCATGCCACATTTGGAGAGTTACCTCTAGAAGCATTGCGTGCTATAGTAAAAAAACTAAAAACACAACGCGTTGCGGTTTCTAATGCACCATCTGCGCCAGTCAATGATAGTAATGTTGAATTAAAGAAGATTAAAGATGAAGACAGACGTATGAATTGGAGCAATATATTAGATTCCTATAAACGCAAATAACTGTAAAAGGATATAATCATGGCTGATGGTAACGTAACAGTAACCACCGCGGCAAAGTTCATTCCAGAACTCTGGAGAGACGCTATCCTGGATTATGCTGAACGTAAGTTCGAGTTGCGTAATCAAGTGATGGACTTTTCATCCGAATTACCTTCTGGAGATACACTTCATATACCAAAGGTAACAGAAGAGACTGCTGCTGCAAAATCCGCAGGAACTGCGGTAACATACACAAACAACACAGATGGTGAAGTCACTATTAGTGTTGATCAACATCATTACGAAGCAAAGCGTATTGAAGATATTGTTCGCGTCCAAGAAAGTGCAAACCTTTTTGGTGCATATGCTCAGTCTATGGGTTATGCATTAGCTAAGAAGGTCGAAAACTACTTGGCAGTGGATATACTTCAATCTGCGACTGGTAATGATGTAACTCTTGGAACAGATAACCAAGTAACCTCTGCGCTACTACGTACTGGTTTACAGAAGTTATTAGACGCAGGTCACGATTACGCTGATGGTGAAACATTCTTATATGCATCACCTGCTGCGTACATGTACCTCTTGAGTTTGCAGGATTTTTATGATTCATCTCGTAGAGGTGATGAGCAGAATCCTAATGTCTCTGGTGGCGTAGGAATGATCTATGGTATGCCAACATACATCTCAACTGATTGGGATGATGATGGTGGTACTGGTGATGAAACTGCAACTGTATTCAAGAAAGAATCAGTGTACATGGCAATGCAGATTGCACCCAGGGTGCAGTCAGCATATGATATAGATCACTTATCGACAAGCGTGGTTGCCGACATTTTGTTTGGCGCATCTTTGTCACATGGTGCTTCTAGTACATCACTTGGTATTGTTAACTTCAATAATCCATCTTAATGGATTATTGATGATGAATAATGTGGGTGGGCGGTTTTGCCCACCCATGTTCATAGGAGAAAACATGAAATATTTTAAAAGAAAAGATGGTTCGGTTTTTGGAAAACTAGATACCATAAGTAAAGAAACTATGGATAGTTTTATTAAAAAAGGCTATGAGCCATGCAATGAAAAAGGCGAAGTAAAAAAGCCTAAAAGAAAACTTTCATTAAAGAAAAAGAAATGAAAACAAATGATTTTTTATGTAATCCTTGTAAGTATATATGGGAGATGGTATGGTCCAAAGAGGATCAAATCCATTGCCCAAAATGTAAATCAAGTAAGGTGCGCAAGTTATTTGCAAGTCCAATGATTCACAATAAAGGAATTTCAGATGCCAGTCTAAGAAGTCAAGGTATCATAGATTAAACCAAAATGCCCATGAGAGCAGCCAAGCTCGGTAAGGCATTAGAAAAGGAGAAAAAAGATGGCTGACCTATCCAAACATTCAGTGGTTGAATCCCTGAATATGTCTAGTTCTGCAAAGCATTCAGTACAATCCGCGCAAAGCGTAGCCACAGGCACAGAATATAATTTAAATGTATCTGCGGTCCACACAATCATATTACAACCTAGCAGCGATGTATACTACGGCTTTAGCGCATCTGCAAGTGACATGATCAGCGCATCCAATAGTTTATATCTTTCAGGTGGTGATACTATTTATGAATTAGCAGTACCGCAAGGTATTGGCGCAGCGGTGTACCTGCATTTACTTGGCAAAGGTGCAACCTCTACAGTACGCATCGTCTTAGCATAGGAGCATAGCATGGCATCATTTAAAAATTTAGTTAGCACAACATCCGCACAAATATCTTCTGGTGGTACAATCACAGGAGACTTAGTTATCAATGGAGATCTTCAGGTTGATGGTGGTGGTTCACTCAGTTTTGATGAGATAATAGAAGGTACGCAGGTAATAGATGTAACCAACACAGAAGCACTACTGGTCAGAAAAGATTCAGATGGCGGTGATGTATTTATAGTAGATACCACAAATTCTAGAGTGGGTATCAATGGGACGCCATCAACAGAACTTCATGTTCAATCATCTGATAGAACAAGTTTTAGGTTACAAGGTACTGCTACAAGTGATGGTGTAGTCTCAGATATACAATTTTTTAATGCTTCCGATAGTGTTGGTGCTATTAATATGAATCGTGTGTCTAATGATGACCAAGCTGATATGACATTTCATACACAACCTAATGGTGGAAGTGTTACTGAACGCATGAGAATTAAATCTGGTGGAGATGTAAGTTTCACAGGGTGGGTTGAAGGCAATGACCAAAATGCTTTATTTAGTTCCACAGGCACAGGAACATTATTACAAGCACCAGCTACTACTGAAAAAATATTATTTAGAAATGTTAATGGTACTGCTGGGATGCTTTATGATGCTGATAATAAAAGATTAATGATTGGTAGTAGTGACAATCCTTACAGCCCTCTTCATGTCAAAAGTTCAGCGGAAGGTAGTATTGGTGGTCTAGAAGGAACAGATGGAACTTTTATCCCCCAAGTTGTTATTGAGGGAAGTGGCACAACAGCCGCCAAAATGAGTCCTACATTAGCTTTATTTAATAGCTCAACTGGTGCTGATGGGGATACGCTTGGAAGTATTATGTTTATGGGTGGTGACAGCACTACTCAACCTCCAACTACACCAGCTAATGCATCTGTATATGCTGGAATACTTGCTAAGATTACAGATGAGACAAATTCTTCTAATGATGGAGAATTACATTTCTTAGCAACTAAAGGTAATGATAATACAAATACAGCAATGTCTATTGTTGGAAGCGATGTAACTATTACTGGTACAGCAACTGTTACTGGTGCATTAATAGACCTTCGAGCATCTGCTGATACTGATTCAGAGATTATATTTAGAGAAGGCTCTACTGCTAAAGCTATGATATTTAATGATGCAAGTACAAATTCATTAAGCTTATCTGATGGTGGTGGAACTTTAAGTTCTGTTGTTAATATAAATTCTTCCAATGTTGGTATTGGAATTGTTCCTGTTACAAGTCAAAAACTCCATGTAAATGTAGCTTCTAATGTTAACTTTACAACAAGTGCAAACAGTTCATCTTTAAGATTAAATGCAGTAAATGATGCTGTAGATGCGACTATTCCTTTAGAAATAAATGCGACAAATACAAAGTTTCTTTCTAAAGTTGGAATAAATGTAACACCTATAGGAACTTTAGATGTAAATATCAGCACAGATGCAAGAGGTTCGTTTACTGATAATGTAGGTGAAATTGGTTCTGGTGTCTTTGCATTGCAAGTTACTAATGCCGATGGAAGCGCTTTAAAACCAATGGGAATCAGAGCAGAAGATATAAGGCTTGTAACAGGTAGTGCTATAAGACTTAAACTTGATGACAACTCCAGAATCTCACTAAGTAATAATGATGCTGGTAACAACTCGAATACTTTTTTCGGAAAGTTGGCTGGTGATTCAATTCAAAGTGGTGGAAACGATAATTGTTGTTTTGGGCATGAAGCTGGAAAAGCTCTTACAACTGGTGATACAAATACTTTGCTCGGAACTAAAGCTGGTACAGCAATGGCTACAGGGCAAAATAATGTTATGATTGGAAATTTAACAGGAGATGCTACAGATGGCTCTTCCTTAAATGTTTTTATTGGTTCTGGTGCTGTAGGAGCTTCTGATGCAACTCAAAATGGAACAGTAGCGATAGGATATAATAGCCTTCATGCATTGACATCAGGCATTTCAAATGTTGCAGTAGGTTATGAATCTGCTAAAAACCTCACTACAGGAGCATCAAATGTTAGTATTGGTTATAATTCAATGGGCAATTCACATCTTGGTTGTGATAAAAATGTAATAATAGGTACGAGTGCTTTTTTCAATGGTGAGGTAGATCAAGCAGTATTTATTGGGTTTAATGCTGGTGGAGATGGAACTACAACAACAGGAGCAAATGGAAGTGTAGGTATCGGTAAAAGTTCATTGAATAACTTGACTTCTGGGCAGTATAATGTAGCAGTAGGATACGAAGCCTTAAAGGCTGAAGATGATGGAGATTATAATACAGCTATTGGATACGATGCTTTAAAATTACAAACAGGAGTCTCTGGTACTGTGGGTAATACTTCTATCGGAGCTATGTCGGGAGATGCAGTAACGACAGGAAAGCAAAATACTTTTGTAGGTGCTTTTGCTGGTTCAGGAACTGCAGATGTAGATGCAACAGTCGCCATAGGCTATGGTGCTATGGGAAATAATAATGTAACGTCTGCAAGTGATGGAACAATCGCCATTGGAGACCTTGCATTAGCCAATTTAGTTAACGGAGCAAGGAATGTAGCAATAGGTAGAAGTGCAATGCTTGATAGTCAAGGTGCTGGTGATAACGTAGCTATTGGGCATGAAGTGTTAAAAGAAGGTACAACTTCAGAACAAAATACTGCGGTAGGAACTTATTCTTTAGGTTCTAATGCGGCGGCGGCTTTAACAGGAAATGCAAATACAGCTATAGGGTATCAATCATTATACGTTGCTCAAGGTGCATCTACAAATAATACAGCTTTAGGAAAATCTTCAGCAACAAATATAACTACAGGTTCTAATAATTGTATTATCGGTGTAAGTGCTGGAGCTAATACTGTAGCTCTTACAACAGGAAGTGATAATACATTAGTAGGAACTTTATCTGATGTTTCAGCCTCTGGGGCATCTAATCAAATTGTAATAGGTAAAAGTGCAAAAGGAGTAGGAGATAACTCAGTAACACTTGGTAATGCAGATGTAACTGCTGTTTATATGGCACAAGATAGTGGTGCTACAGTTCATTGTGCTGGAGTAGCTGTATCAGAAGGAATAAACTTTCCAGATGATGCGGCCACAGGACATAGTTCAGATGTAAACACTTTAGATAACTACGAAGAAGGTACATGGACTGCTACAGATGGAAGTGGTGCTAGTCTTTCTCTTACACTTGAAGAAAATACATATGTTAAAATAGGAAGGTTAGTAACTGCCCATATGATTGTTACTTTTCCAACTACGTCAGATTCAAATCTTGCAACGCTAACACTTCCATTTACTGCTGAATCTATAGGTTCATCTGCTGGTGGTGTTGTTTTAGAGCAAAATATAACTTCATCACACACTTTTACAGCTTGTGTTAATGGTTCAAATGCTTTGATCTTTAGATTAGCTGGAGTTACTGGACAAACAAATGTAAATCTGTCAGGTAAAAAATTAAGATTTGCAATTACATATATGAGTTAATTGGATAATTAAAAAGGAAAAATAATATGGCGATTAGTAAAGTTTTAAAAGATGATTATGAAGTAAGAGGCGAACACAAGCATATCAGTGTTCGTACTAAAACATCAATCATGGAAGATGGTGTAGAAATATCATATAAATACCATAGAAGAGTTTTATCACCAGATATGGATGTAAGTGGTGAAAGCAATGAATTAAAGGCACTTGCTAGTGCCTTATGGACAGATGAAGTAAAAAAAGCTTACGAAGATAGTAAGAAAGAAGATTAATTAACAAACAAGGAGTCAATAATGGCCAAAAAAGATAAACAAAATGGACCGATCTTGACATTGAACGATAAAGAGTACGATGTGAACAAAGATCTTAATGATGAACAAAAGCAGATTTATCTGCATCTAAAGAATATAGATGATAAGATCAATCAGAATAACTTTATTCAACAGCAGTTGATGGTTAGCAAGGATGGCTTTGTTCGCATGATGGAAGAAAGTCTTGCAAAGGAAGATGATTACTCACCACATGATCCTGGAGATGAAAACGACTAATGATTGTTAGACGATGCGCCCAAGATTTTGATGTAGTGATACACAAGAATACTAAGCCAGGAATGGTAAAGACGATTGCTATGGCTGATGGCACAAAGAAATCTTTGACCTATCCATCTGCTGCGAAAGATTATTTTCTACTAGTGGATGGTGAGATAACTCAAAGATCCGATTCATTTGCTACGATAGAAACTGCTTACGTACAAGCATGTAAAGATAAAGGTTGTGATTCTCATGGGCGCATCGACATTTTTAAACATAAAATTATAAATAACAAGGTGGTGGATAGATGAAAAATCCATTAGCAACATTAGTGTCTTGGCAATATCGTACAGGACAATTAGATGGATGGACTGCGTATCATTTAGCAGCAGGTGCGTTTTTATGTAAAATATTCCAATGGTTACATTGGACAGATTTTTGGTGTGTTATGGGTGTATTCATAATTGGCGTAGCTTGGGAAATCTTTGAATGGTTTGTTGAAGGCGATGAAGAAACCTATGGCACTAAAAAAGTGTGGGCATACAATACGATGGCTGATATAGTGGTAGAAACTGGTATCGCATGGTGGATGGTGCTATGAACAAAGTAATAGAAAAATTAGATAATGGAGATTTTAAAGTTGTTAGTACGAGTTATGATATTCCTATTAAGTATCATTATAATACAAAGTTGCGGAAGCAACGGCTGGATAATAGCAAGCATACCAGTCACACCGCAGGATACAGTTACAAATACAGTTTTTATCGAGATAGTGGATGCTGATTCAACTGTTCATTGGTTTCATGGTAGTATCAGCAGCTATAGTAATTGGTGCTACAGGCATCAAAGATTGGAAGAGGTAAAAGTACAGTAATGGATACTACAGCATTAATTGAGGCTTATGGTGAATTAGGCGCGCTAGGTATGCTCGCAATTTTACTTTCTCTAATGATTAATTCATTATTAAAAGAAAATCGCTCACAAACTGAGCATATTGATGAGATTCAACAAGATCTGTCAAGTATGAAATCAGAGCTAAGTAATACAATGAATATTTGTGTAAAACTAATTGACTCTATTAATAGTTTTAAATCAAATGTTAATGACAAGCTAGATAGAAGGCACGAATCATTAATGAAAGAAGTAGATGATTTGAGCGATAAAATAAGTTATATGTCTGGTAGAATAAATGGAGGCAAACACTAATGGACAGTTTAAAAGTAACATCAATTAGTTTTGCTAACTATGGCGTGTATCTAGCAGAAATAAATTTGTTATTACAATGCATTGTTGCAGTAATGAGTATTATATATTTAGGAATTAAGATAAAAGGAAAATCTAATGGACATTAAACCAATGTTAATAAAGTTAGCTGAAGAGCAAGCAGATAAAATGAAAGAACAAGCTGTAGGCTACACACAGTCTGAAGAATTTGCAGATAAAATGGCGCAGTTGATGAATGATAAGATTAATATCCCATTTGTTAAAGAAGAAAAAGAAGGCGAGTTATTCAAAGAGTTTGCTGAAGTGGTCCAAGATTTAATCGCAGGAATCTTTAAGAAATAATGGCTGCACCTGCACGAATTAAATCTACGATGCGCAGACTAGGACTGCGCGGAGTGAATAAGCCAAAACGAACACCAAGTCATAAGACAAAGTCTCATGTAGTGATGGCCAAGTCTGGTGATAGATATAAATTAATTCGTTTTGGGCAGCAAGGAGCAAAAACCGCTGGTAAGCCACGCAAAGGCGAGTCTGCACAAATGAAAGCAAAACGCAGATCATTTAAGGCAAGACACGCAAGAAATATCGCTAAAGGTAAGATGAGTGCGGCTTACTGGGCAAACAGGGTGAAATGGTAATGAAAGTAAAAGGTGTTAGTGTAACAGGATTAAGTAAAAGACAAGTAGCAGCAATGCGCAGACATGCAAGGCATCACACTGCAAAGCATTTGCGATCTATGGTAGCAGCAATGCGCAAAGGATCTACATTCGGTCAATCACATTCTAGTGCAATGAAGAAGGTTGGGAAGTGAAAAAGAAACGTAGCAAATCCAGAGTAAATGAAGCAGGTAACTATACGAAGCCTACGTTACGCAAAAGAATATTTAATCGTATAAAAGCAGGTAATAAAGGTGGACGACCAGGGCAGTGGAGTGCTAGAAAGGCGCAGATGCTTGCAAGAGCATATAAGAAAGCAGGCGGTGGATACAGATAATGGCACTAAAGAAGTCACAAAAAAGTTTACGTAAGTGGACTAAGCAAAAGTGGGGATATGTCACGAAAGGTGACGAGAAGAAACCGCGCAGGAAGCGTGGTAGATATTTACCTGAGAGTGTACGTAAAGGTTTAAGTAAGTCGCAAAAGGCTTATGAGAACAGGTTAAAGCGTGCTGCGAGCAAAAGAGGCACACAACGCGCGAAGTATAGTAAAAGAACAAGAAGTAAAGTAAGGAGTGCAAGATAATGCCGTATGGAAAAGGAAGTTATGGGTCTAAAATTGGTAGACCTAAAAAAAAGAAAAAGAAAAAGAAGAAGATGAAACGTGGTCGATAAAAAGCAAATGCGCGGCATCATTAACGATGTCCTTCAAAAGTTAGGCGAAAAATACGCAGATCCTAAAGCTTTAGACTTAGTATATAACACTGGTTTAGTGGAGTCAAAATACGTTTATCTAAAGCAAATCAAAGGACCTGCGGTCGGCTTTGCCCAAATTGAACCTTGGGTGGGCATTTCAATGATCAAAGACTATTTACAATATAGAGAATCATTAATGAAAAAGGTAGCGGATGTATGCAAGATAGATTGGAAGTATTTTATTGATCCAACAGAAGAGGACTGGCGTTATATTTTAACAGTTAATATTGCCGCGCAAATTGTTTTTTGCAGATTACATTACTGGCGAGTACCTAAATCACTACCAAGAACTTTGGAAGAGCAAGCGCAACAATGGAAAGTATTTTATAACACTGCAAAAGGTGCTGGAACGCCAGAAAAATTTATTGAAATAGTTAAGAAATATGGATGATGCGCAGAAAATAGATAGATTAATTGACACCATGTTAGAATTAAAAGAATTAGCTAGATTATTAGATGATCCACGTAATGATCCTGACACTATTGTAGCAACAATGCTTGCATTAATTATCTGCGTAGATATACCAGATGTCACCATTTTACCTACTAATAACATAGGAATTGCACTCGCATGAGTTATTTAACCGCATTTTGTAATATAACAACCGATTTACAAGCAATTGTTAGTGATATAGATCGCTATGACCGCAAAAGAGTTTTAATGTCTAATTGGAGTAATCCTAGTTCAAACACATATCGACTAAGTAACACAGGATATATAGAAAATTTATACAAGGATGGAGTAGAAATGACGAAAGTCAGCGATACTCCTAATGCAGATAACGAATTTAAATACTCTGAATCAACTGATTCTGTTGATTTCTTTTTAGCGTCTAGTTCAGTAGCTGCTCTTAATAGCAGTGTATTTGAAGCTGGGCAGGATTGGGAAGATTTAAAAACACGCGTGGTAAAAGAACAAGCTGATCATATGCGCAGTTATTTAAATCGTCCTATATATAAGCGCGGTAATTCTAATTACCAAGGCGCAGCAGATAGGCCATACGACTTTATAGTTATTCGATGCAATGCGTTGTTAGCCTGCGCTGATTTGGTGCGCAGTCAAGATCCAGAAAAAGCTGCTGATCTTGATGAATTGGTTTTAGGTGACGATGGTTTACTTACTAAGTTAAAAAGACGTGATTATGTCATGTGGCATGAAACATCTTTTAGAAGTGAATCTGGTGTAATACGTGAGGTGAGTGTGAATGGATCAACTACTGGGTATATCGAAGATATTAAAATGTTTGGACCACCTAGCACAGATTATGATGAGGTGCGTGTCGTTATTAGCACAGCAGGTACATTTAGTCCTGGAACTGCATCTACAGTTAAGTATGATGTTTTTACTAAGGATGACACTGGATTACGCAGGCATAAATCAGTAGATGCAGAAGTAATGAATGGTGACTATCAAGCACTTGCATATGGTGCGCTTATTCGCTTTCAAGCAGGTGTGTATACGCTAAATGATGAGTGGTCCATTACATTTCAATCAGATGATGTGCAGATGGGAACTGTGCGCAGTGGACAAATTTATAGATAATGTCATCCATAAAGGTATAAGTGATGGCTATAACGTTTGAAAATGTCATCTTTGATAGAGTTATTGAAAATATAAATGATATTATTGCGAATGAATTTGGAATACAAATATTTTACGATGAACATCAAGGAAATCAAAGTTTTCTTTTGCAGCCTGTTAGTGATGAGATATTAGATACATTATCTAGTGGACAAATACGAGAAGTGACTATATCGATACAATACGAATTAGATTTAAGTAACAAAATAAATAAAAATTTATTTAAACAAGTAATGATGGTAACAGAAAGATTAAAAAGATTATTGTTTAATAATAACACATATAGTGTAAGTGGTACGAATCAATTTCGTAATGGCAGTGTGGGAAGTGTTGAATATGAACAAGAAGATGATAAAATCAGAAGCACCACAACATTTTCATGTCAAACATTGGAGTTAGTATGATAGTTAAGGCAAAAAAAGAATATAAAGATTTATCAGATAATAAAAATTTTATTGCATTAGGAAAAACAAGCACGCATTTAAAATTGTTAGCAGGTATGGAATGTGAAGTGTCAAAATCTTTATTACCTTTATCAAAAGAACTATTAAAAGCATTAGAAACTAAAAAAATTAAAAGTGAGGACAAATAATGGCTAAAAGCGCACTATTTCAAACCAGCCAACAAACCAATGTACTGATAGCTACTGAATCAGCGTTTGGCACAAAAGCTGCAACAGGAGCAGCAAGAATACACATGCCTGTTACTAGCTATAGTTTTTCTGAAGTTGCTAACCATACATTAGCAGTTGCGCCATTTAGAGCAGGCGCAGGTGGAGCGACACAGTCTACAGAAATGGTAAAAGCACAAAGACATGATAGAATGTATGAAATTACTTTGGAGTTTATGGGTTCACCACAAGCAATTGATAGAGTTTGTTTAGCATTGTTTGGTGATGGTGATGGCACAAATATTTTGCTAGGATCTATGCCTACCACAAGTAATATAAGTGGTAGCACCGCAACACCAGTAACCATATATTTTGATAAAGGTAGTGCAAGCGCAGCAAATACCGCACTTTCTTTTGCAAGTTGCATGTGTACATCATTTACAATATCTGGTGATATTGGTGGTAATGGTGGT